AGACGAAATCAACACCTATATTAATTATAAATGCATCTCTAATACTTACAGAATCTGTCATAATTCTGTATTCTTTTAGATAATTCAATAAATTAAACTTAACGGCATCATTTAATACTGCTAAATTCTTATTTTCATCATATCCTAAACAATGCAAATTAATTCCAAAATAATTTATATTCTGAATATCCATAGAATTATCTAAGTATTGGTCATCTAAGTCAACACATACTTTAGCTATAGCCCCAAATTTAACAGGCATGGAATATACTCTTACTATATAATCATCTCTAGTAACAGCTCTATTCTGTGATGCAAAATTAGCTAAAGCTTCTCTTCTGACATCTTCAACACTTCTTCTTGACAATCCTCCACTTGCAGGTTTTGGATTGTTAATAGCTACACTATCTAGTACAGCATTATATATTTGAGAATCTAAATTAGATTGAGGTGTTGTTATGTTTGACTGAACTATTGTCGATATACTATTTGCCCCTACATTATCCTCAACTCCACCACCAACTGTGTACCTCACAGTTAAAGTTGTATTTGCAGGTGATTTACCATAGGTCTTAGTATATAAGAAATTTTTAGGGTCTATACTTAAATCTACTGCTCTTTCGAAATAATCTAAACCAAAACCAACATTAAATGGATTCGGAATTATTTCCTCGTCATATTCAGAACTAACTCCTGAACCAAATTGTATTTCAAATCTATTGTTTTCTCTAAGTCTTGTTACAAATCTTCTCTCAGTTTGCTTGAATTGAATCAAATACGGAGCAGTCGACCTATATTTTGCTAGATGTGAATCATTATATGGTAAATTAGGTACTGATATTGGGACTAAATCTTGTGCTAAATAAGGTGTTTCATACCATTTATTATTATTAGAATCATATATATCTACAATTTCTAAAACATCGAGTTGTGGTAATACTATTTTATCATAGGGTTTCGGTGAGTCGAAATTATAACTTGCAGTCAATATTTCTCCCGATACTGCCTTAACATTTTTCTTTAATAAAAAATATTCAACCTCACCTGTGTTATCTAATGAGTATACGGTTATTTCAGTTGAATCAAATGAAGAACTATATGAAAAATCAACACTGTCAATGGTTCTAAAAGTTTTATTTGATTCAGAACTGACAATCATATTTGAATCCATCTGTAAGCAATATCTAAAATCAGGAACTACAGAAGTACCATTATTTATAGATGGTACTAGTTGAAATACATCTAAATCAACTGATGCAGGTGTTCTAAACTTAGGTTTATACCCTAATGAATGAGCTATGTTAAATAAATTTTGATTCTCTTCTACAGTTAGCAAGAGAGACTCTCGTAACTGTATATCAGTATAGAATGAGAGTATGTCTCCTGTAGCTGCTGCTAATTCCATGAACATCATGCCGGGCGATGATTCATTGAAATCATTGTAAGTATCAGGAAAGTAATTTTTAGTATAATCTATAAGCTCTTGCCTAATCTCTCCGAAATCCTTATTGAGATACTTTATATCCTTCCTTATATTATTATTAATCAGTCTTGAACTCATATATTATTCTATTTCGAAATTAACCACACCTGAATCTATAAAAATTGTGATGCTTCTATTAGCACCTATATTAGTTACTCTAAAAAATATTTTAATTTGTACATTATGCTCAGAATAACTATCAGGAAATGCAATATCGCTTTCAGATATAACTTGCACTGAATCTAATAATATATAAGGCAACCAATATTCAATATCACTTATTACAGATACTCTCAAAGACTCCCTAGCTTCAATACTGTTTTGTTCAAATAAAAATTCAGGGATACTTGAACCAAAATTAGGCTGCATTAATCTTTCTCCTTTTGTTGTCAAAAGTAAATTAACTAAATTTGATATAGCTTGTTCTTCGGTTGAGTATGATAATCTAAAAGTTTTTACAACTCCTTTTCTATTTATCTGCTTTGGATATTGAATGTCGACCAATACAGCATCTCCATTAAACGGTAGCAGTATGCCAACAGCTCTATCATTTATAAAGTTGGATTCATATGCCCTAAATACTGTTGGTACTGCCATTATTTATTTTTTATTCATTTTTTTTATCAATTCAGAATAATCCTTAGTTAATGCTTTATAAACTCCTTCTGTCTTAGGATTTGTACCTAATTTAGATAATACATTTGAATTTAATATAGATTTACTTCCCTCTTGTTCTTCTTCAGGGTACTCCATACCTTCTGTAATAATCCCCATCAAACCACTAAATTTTTGCCTAAAGTTTTTCTTTTCAATATCAATATTAGATTCTTTAAGTTTTACTTCAGGTTTATCACGAATCGTACTATTAGTTGTTCTTGAAACGACTGAAGATTTAGATTCATTTAATCTTGACTCTAATCTATCAAAATAATAATCTAACTCTTCTCTTATTATTTTTCTTAATTTTGATTCTACCGAGCTCTTTTCCATTATAACAGTTTAATATAAATAGGTTATTTAATTAAAATTTACTTCATTAGTTAATTTTTTTATTTCAGTATTGTATAATATATCATCTCCCGAACATTTTTTGTTCATTAATATATTAGATAAACACTCACCGTCAGCTAATATATCAGGTGTTAATATTGATTCATCATTTACTACATAATTATTATCAACTATTTTATCTAGTATATACCAACCTTTACATGAATCATCATTACCTATAAGTAATAGTAATATATATTTTACTTCTAATGTTAAACCCGTTAATGCTACGAATTTTTTTGCTGATAGTTCATATAAATATCCATTACATGTATTTTTTGAATTAACTAACTTAACATTTAAATTTTTGTTATCTAAATTATTTTGAGAATTATCTTCAGACTCTTTTTCTTCTTGTTTAGTTGTTATTCCATCACCATCGCATTTGATTTGTTTACCATTTGTATCAACTATGATTCCACATCCTGACAGCGGTAGTCCGCAATCTGCGTTTATAAATTCAGGTAAATCTTTCTCAGGGTCATAATCTAATTCTATATCTTTAGAATTTACAGTATTCAATAATTTTATAGAATCTTTTCTTGTTTGTATATCGTATGAATCTTGTCCCGCAATAAACCCATCTAACGGTATTGTTGGAGAATCAGGGTTAGCATTTGCGTTTGGATTTCCTCCTCCTGAACCTAATAGTCTCCTTGATATAGCATACGGGATTATATTATTTATACCAAAGTCATGAACATCTAACCTAGGTTCGGGAGGTGCTATGAACATGCTAGGGGGGAGTAATTCAAATCGCAATGATAGTAAATATGTTTTCAATACTTCAACCAAATTAGTTGCAGGCCCTGTTGGGCCGAACGGTGTGGCAAATACTGCCATTGCTGAAGTTAAGTCTTTTAATTGCTTTGCCAACTCCTGAACTCTATTTACTAATTCATCAAAATCAACATCATGCTCATCTGTAGTTATAAAAAACTTTCTTGCCTCTAATATAACTTTATCATTTGCTATTAAAAATATATTGTCCTTTTTTGCGTTTAAAACAATTCTTGAGGTATCTAGTAATATTTGAGGTTTATCAAAGTTAGGTATTCCTTTTGTCTCAAATCTTCTTGCTCTACCTAATCGTACTTTAGTATATTTTTGAGATATTCCCCCAAAAATTCCTGTGAAATTATTAGATAGATTTTCTACTCTATATTTTTGACTTTTAGTATTTTTAGTTTGACTTTTATTTCCCGATATTTCAACAACATCCTCATTTATAGGTCTTTTTTTAGGAGGGTCAGGCGGTTCTAATGTCATAGAAAATGTTGGGTCTCCTAGCTTAGTATCCTTATGGTGTTGTGGTTTTTTATAATATTGTGAATTATTTGACGTACCGATACCTAATCTTATGGATGAACCTCCCCTGTTCTGTATTATCAAGTCTCCTTCATAAGGTTGTAATGGTGCAAGAGGTCTACAGGGAAATGCAAACGTATTACCGGGCGGGAAGGGATTATCCCTCATCAATGTACCACTTTGTTTATTAGTAGTTCTCTGAGTTAAAGCATGTAACTGATTTATAACAGAATCATCTGTAGAATTTAATGGATATGGTAAGTAGTAGTATGTTATATTCTTGGTTTTAGGGCCTGATTCATCCTTAGACGGTGCTTTCAATAACACAACTAATTCTCCGTTCAATGGAATAAAAGTATAATTTAAAGTTATAGGTCTTGCATATACATCTTTTAAATTCTCAACATCTGTATTAGCTATTAATCTAACTTTGATACTTCCTAAAGGCATTATATCCCCATCCGAATTTTTTGAATTATCATTATATGTTAACTTACCTGTTTGAATTACTTCACCTAATATTATTGACATCTATATTTATTTTAATAAATTATTAGGAGGATAATCAACTAGTAATTGTTTCTTTTCTTCTTCTGAGAGAATATACATTTCAGTTGTTCCTGATGATTTTTGAGTACTCGCTACAGACCTTTGGAATATTCCTGCCATCTTTAGTAGATGGTCATCGTTCTTAATTGATAAATCGATGTAATCTCTAAGAATAGGGCCGATTGTTGAAGCATCCTCAGCACTATTTATCATGCCTTCTATATTCTCAACCAACCTAGATATCATTTGCTCTTTCTCTTTTGTAGTTATGTAAATGTCTTTCATCAAATCCGAAAAAGACATTTTATCAAATACTATAGAATCATTGTTACTTCCCATATCTACATTTATATATAAATACTAATAAATATTACTTTTTAAAATATTCATTCATAGAATTATTAAAATATTTTTTTAGTATATTAATAACTTTTGTTATTTTCTGAGTCTTAATTCCTGTTCTTTCTCGTATTATGTAATATATTGCTTTCTTGTTAAATACATCTAGTATATTTCTCATTTTGAATAATTCCAATATAGAATCAGCAATGGCAATTTCATCATTATTCTTAAATATTGTATATATTTTGAGATACATATCATCTACCCACTTATCTACAAATATGTGAAGGTCTTCTCTATAGTCATTCTGATAAACTTCGTATACTATATCTCTCTCCTCGTCAACTTCTACTAAGTCAACCATTTGTTTTCTCTTACTATAATTTTTGGTATTGAGAGCAATCAGGTAATTTCTTCCTGCAACTGTATAGTATGAATATGCTTTACCCGCTGATTGGGAATAGTTAGGTAACTTTTCTGTTAGGAATGATACAACATCATGTTTTAAGTCCTCAAATTCTAAATTTATATAAGGACACTTATAAGTATTTATTAAATTTTCAGCTAACTTATCTAATGATGGATAAATTTCTTTAGTGTATATTAAATGTTTTTCTTTTATACTTTCTGAAATATTGTACTTAATTATAGCACTATCTACATCTAATGTAAAATAATCTTTATTCGATGTCTTCTTCGGCATTGGATTCTATTGTTTTCAAAAAATCGTTAACAATTTTGAAAGAATCCTCAATAATGCTTTTTATAGTGTTAAATACAAAACCAACTTCGTCATCAGACTCAAAAGAACCTCTCCTATCTATTTCTTTCAAGTGAGTGTAATCAATATGAAGTCTTGTATTTAAATTACTAATGAATGATATTAACTCATCATTATCAGCCTCCAACTCATCTAGGGCATCCCCTAGACGAGCTATCTTACTTAAATTTACATAAATTACATAAAAACAAACTATGTTCAATGTTATTAATATTGCTATAATCATAACTGTTATTTTTTAGAATTGTCAAACAATTGTTTAAAATCATCTAAAGCACTATTGGATTCTTTAATAATATTATTCTTTTCTGTATTCTTACTATTTTTCCAAGTCGCATATTCATACTTAGAAGCCATTAAATCAGCCATATGTATGATATACTGTAAATTTGTTCTGAGTGATGCGCTCTCACTCCTAGCTATGAAATAAGCCTTATTACCCTCCTCGTATAACCCATCATGTATTTTGATTCCTAGATATTCCTCCCAAGAAACAGAAACATTAAATTTTTGTAAAGTATATAAACTTAAATCAGGAACTAAATTAAATGGTATATTGTCATTAGTTTTATAAATCTTACCCATATTTTTTCTATGCCACTCACTGTCATTTGGGATATACTTCTCTCTGCCTTCCCCGATAAATCCTAATTTACCTAAATCATGATTCATAGCAACAAAAACCAAATTAGATTTTGTGAATCCTGATAGGTCTTGATTTGTTTGCTCATAAAAATCATACATTTTCAAGGAAAAATCAATTACTCGTAAAACATGGTCAATGTACCCACCTACAAAAGCATTGTGGTAGTACTCAATAGAACTTGCGGGTGCTAGAACTAATCTATTCCCAAATGAATCATACATTTTCTTTAGAGAATCAGCTCTATCGACTAAGTATGTATCGATGTAGTTGATAAATTCTGAATACTGTACTTCAAGATTTTTAGTGTCCATAACTTTTTGTTTTTACTTTTTTGTTTTTTTATACCAAGTTTTGATATCCTCATCAGTCATATCCTGAAACTCTTCAGGAGTTAATAACGCATAATTTTGCTTATTGTTTTCGGTTTTGTCATATATTATTTCTTCGTATACAGGTTCTATAATTAATTCATCAATATTCTCTTTTGTCAATACTTTATTTCCGTTATCAACTATTTTGAATATTGGTTTAGGTTTGGTAACTACAGATACTTTATAGTTTTTAATCTTTGACTCATCCGTGATAAACTCATCTTGCACAATAAAGTCATCTAGTTTATTGTGCATTTTATGGTTTATTATATTTTTTTTTTGATACTAGCTTCTTCCGTATTTTTATTAGTGCTTTTCTTAATACTTTTCTTAGCGTTCTTTTTAATTTTGTTATTCGAAGTTACTTCTTCGTAAGCTTGGGTAATATCTGTTTCCTCATCTTTTAGGATATCTAATATATCTGAATTATTTCTAGCAAAATCATCTTTTTTAGTAGACTTGGAAAGATTGTTAACTAAGTAACTTACTGTAATAACTAAGGTTATAGCAAATGGGTCGAATACAAATATAATCATTAATATGAAATAATTCATAAGATTATCCATAGGTAAGTTAGTAACTTTACTCAAATATATGATAGGGCCTAATTCAGCTGCTGCATCATTATTTGTTTCCATATTTAGTATACTAATCTCGAAACCATCAACTTGTGAGGATATCTCTTCTATCTTATCTGATACATTGTCTCTTCTTTTAGTAGCATCATTTAGCTGAGATTCTAATGATTTACGAGTTTCTGAAGATGATGACGTTACCTTCTCTCCCGATTTTTTATCAATATAGGAAACCATTGTTCTATTAGATAATCCATTTCTTAACTCAGTAATATCTTTTATTATAGACTCCTTCTCTTCTTCTAATGATTTTAATCTAGTTGTAAGATTGTTGGATTTAGCTCTTACTATATTTATTTTACTTTCTGCAATATTATTTTTATTGGAAGTTATCTGATATGCATTAGATAAAAATCCATAAATTCCTGCTGAAGTTATTAGCATTAAAACTACTATAGCAATTGAAAGATAGGTCTTAAGAGACGTTGGAAGTATGTCTTTGTTTTGATGTAGTGAGTATGCTGCAATAAGTTTAGAACCCTCCAATACTGAAGCCATGATAATTACCGATACTCCTGCTCCTGCAAAAACTTTACTTAATCCGTAAACAGAAAAAAAAGCAGCTGATGCAGATAAAAGTAGAGCAGATAATGTAACTAAGAACAATACAAATTTTTCTTTTAGCATAGTGATATGTAATGAAGTGATTTCTCCAAGTCTTTATGGATAACATTTAGTAATTCTAACAGCTTAGCTTCAGACATTGTTTTAAGTCTAATGCTTCTTTTAATATTTTCAACCATTTCTGAGGTTTCGATAAGAACAGCCTCTGCATTTCCTTTATAAGTATCTTTTATCATACTATAATTTTTAAATTGTAAATTTAATATATTTATAAATATATTATAATAATATATTATTAAATAGTTATTATATTATATATAATATAGTATATATTAGTATACTATTATAATATAATATTATATAAATATATAGTAACATTATATATAGTATAATATATTATATATTATATATTAGTGAAGTTACTTATTTTTTTAATACTTTAATATATTTTAGTAAAAATTAACAAAACATTAACATATGAGAGTGATATTTCAAAATCCAATTACAAAAAAATATGAAATTGGCATTATTATAAAAAAATATACTATAAACAAAAGAATTAAATTTGATGTTATTTCGGAAACAGGAAGTATTCATGCTGCATTATCTAATAATACCTCTAAGATTGGTTTTGTAGATGAGGATAAATCAAGTAAATTTATTGATAAAATTACTACAAACCTCAGTAAACAAAATCAAGCAAATTATTTAGATTTAGAATATATACCAAATATACTAAAAATTAATATATGACAGAAAAGTCTGAAAATTTTGAAAACATAACTGAGTATTATGCTCAGCTAACTAATGAATCTAAGATATATTTTACTAATACTTTATTTAAATTAGGATTAGAAAAAGTTAGCAAAGTTTTATTTGATTCTATGTTTTCAGATGATATGTTAGAGTATACTTCAGATAATAATTTACAATTACTGAATGATGAAGATGATTCAGATAGTTATATAGAATATACTTCAGAGGATGCAGATAGCATCTTAGATTTAAAACGAATAGATGATAATATTAATAATGATTTATATGTTGTAATTGACATAGATTTAAATTTAATTCACTTATATTCCAACAATTTACAAGATATAGAAAATTATAAAAATGAAAATATATTCTTAAAAGGAATGTTTTTCACAACTGATATAATTAGAGAAAATACAAAAGATTATAAATATTACGAATGTGCTACTATTTTAGGGCAGTTAGAACAAGATATTTGTTACAATTAAATATTAGTATATATTTATAGTATATAAGATAGCTGAGCGTTTATTAAACCGCCATCTCAGGAGGCACAAAACTAAAAAAAATGATTAGAAATGTAGTTCAAATTCCATACAATTCAATGGATGTTTTCCTTAAAAATTACTTTGATACGAAGGTAGATTATACCTCAGTTAACGATAGTAAAATTAATTACCCACTAGACATTATCCAATCAGATAGTGGGTTGATAATTCAAATAGCTTGTGTTGGAGCAGATTTAGATGATATATCAATAACTACTGCTTTGGATACTTTGCGAATTAAATACGATAAGCCAAAATTAGATGATAGCTACAATTATGTTTTCAAATCTATAGCTCAAAGGTCATTTGACTTAGGGTACAAAGTATCTGCTAAATATGATTTAAATAGAATTGAAGCTT